ATGATGAAGAAGAAGAAGTTGCTACTGATAAAGATCCTTTCAACAATGTTGAAACTATTGATATGACTAATGTAGATTAAATAATATTTATCTATAATAAGAAAATATGAAAAATGTTATTTTATTATTAGTATTTATTGGTATATTAGTTATTGTTCAAGGTTATTATGAAAATAAAATTAGTAATGTTAAAAAACAACAAACAATAACCAAATACGTTCCTTTACACACATATGAAGGAAAAATGAATGGAGCTGAATCAATTGATAATCAATTTAAAAGTTCTTTCGAGAAAATTATAAATATAGAGAATAAAAATGTATAAACTATTTACATCTACTCCTATTGAGTTTAAAAAACACTGTATGGTGTTTAATACTAATAAACAAGAAGAATTAAATATGTTAGTTGATCTTCGTGATAAATATATTACACATATATCATCTAAACGTAAAGACTATGAAGAACACTATGCAGAATATTTAAGACAATCTTCTGATACTAACGATTATATTGAACGAGTTAATTTATTTAAAACATATCCTTTTAAAAAACCTGAATTTGATATTTATACTTATAAAAATTATTTTGAGTTAAAAGAATTAAATGAAGATTAATCCAAGTTTTGAATTTCAATTTATACCTTTTATTTTAGCATTTATTATTGGAATTATTTACATTGTTGTTACAAATAATACCAAAGAAAAAATAGTTAAAACACCTACACCTTTTTCCAATAATCTTTATTCCGATTTTGATGGAGAATGTTATAGGGTTAATGTTGTTGAAACAGAATGTAATGGCAATGAACAAGAGTTCAATTTTGCTATATAAGTTTTAATATTATTTTTATGTTTTTAGTTAGAATACGCTAATCCACCCATTCCACTTAATATACGTAAAACATTGTAATTTACAGCATATACAAATAATTCACCTGGTTTACTACTTTTAACTTGTAATTGTGCTGTATCTATCCTCGACATATTTAATGTTCCTGATGGTTGATGTTCTTCGGGTTTTAATGCAAATGAATATACATTAATACCTTGATTAACTGGTATATTATTGTGATGTTGATAAGGTTGAACTAACGAAAAATACTTTCCATCCCTTTCAGCAAAACGATCATTTCCGTTTAATTGCAGTTTAGCTGTTGTTATTAGATTATCTTTAATTTTATTATTGTCTGCTGCATTTGTAAAGTTATTCCAATTTACATTACAACCTGTTATATCTGGTTCAGGTCTTACTGCCCATACAAGTTCTTTACAAGGGTGATTAAAACTTAAACGTGATGCTTTTACTGTATTTGCTGTTATAGTTTCTGTTCCTGTAAATTGCAATTGTTCGATAAGATATTCGTGCGATAATTGAGCAAACCTTTTACGTTCGTCTGTATCTAAAAATATGTAATCAGCCCATAATGTAGCACTAAATGATTCGAAATCTTCTTGTGAATCTTGAACGGTTATTGTAGAATCTGAAGCAAGTGCATCATCTTGGTTTGTTGCTCTGATATTTTCCATTGAATTAAATTCTATATTAACTTTAACTTCGTGGTATTGAAGAGCTATTAGCGGTAATGCTAAACCAACATTACGACAAAACCAAAATTCAAGAGGAATATATAAATCTATTGTTTTGTCTTTTAATTCAACTGATTTATTTGCAGAATTACCACCAACCATTTCATAATATCCTTCTTTTTTACCTTGATCCATTGTAAGTTCATTCCAAATATACATCCATTCACCATATTGTTTATCAATACGTTGTCCTCCTATCTCAAGTTCCGTATGTTTTATCATTCTATAACCATAAAAAGGTTGAAGATATATTGCAGTTGATCCTGCTACTGCTTTTATTTGTAAATATAATTTATGTACTAAATCACCATTACGGGAGATTTGACATGTTACACGATTACCTAATTCAGCATTTCCGTTAAAAGTTTGTTGTATAGATTCTAATGAAAAATTAGTATGACGACGATAAACTACTTTGAAGAATGTTATTTGTGGATTACCTGTAAGATAAACATCTTGAGCACCATATGCTACTAGTTGTAGAAGACCTCCGCCCATTTATTTAAAAATATATATTTATTTAATATAAATGTCGTGGGGTATTATATTTCTCATACTTTTTGCGATAGTTATTTTAGCTGTTGTTGGTATTACTATTTATTTATTTTTAATAAAAAAATACAATATCAAACAGGTGTATTATATGATTAAATATCGTGGTGATGAAACTGCCCTAATGAAAGATATGATGAAAAAGTTTATTGTCGGTAAATTAGAATCTACTGAAAATAAACCTACACTTGTTTTATATAAAAACGAATATGATACATGGACTTTATACAATGATAAATATACTAAACTTAGAACTGAAGATGGTAAATATATAGATGATACACCTATAAAAAATGATGATATAGTATATATAAAAAACACCAACGAATATAAAGTTAAATTAGAATAATGTTGTTTAATTCTGGTTTTGTTAAAAAACCAGAAATTTGTTTTGTAATACCTGATAAACCATGGTATGTTAATGAAAATATACTTATTGCTAAACAATCTAATATTGAACAAATATTTATTAATGGTATTGAAAATGCTTTACTTATATCTAGTTTTATGATATGTTATTCAGTTATAACTGGTAATCCTTCACATATTGTTAATAAATTAAATAGGATAACGTCTAAGTTTATGAACTTTAATAATTATTATTTTCAATCTGCTTTAACTAGTTCAATTATTTCAATGTTTTTAGGTGTCAATGCCGTATTAGGATATCCTAATATGGTAAATAAAAAGAAGTAAGTAATAATTTAGTTAGAATACGCAAGACCACCCATACCACTGAGGATACGGAGGACGTTGTAGGAGTGAGCGTAGATATTGACTTTGTCTGCACCACCACCGCCTAATTTAAGTTGCGCAGTATCAATGCGAGACATATTAAGAGTTCCAGATGGTTGATGTTCTTCCGGTTTTAATGCGAAAGAATAAACATTGATAGTGTTACCTGTAGGAATATTGGTATGATGTTGATATGGTTGAACGTGAGTGAAATATTTTTGTTCACGTTCAGCAAAACGATCATTACCATTAAGCATAAGTTTGGCAGTTCCACAATGTCCTGTAGTTGCGCCTGAACCTCCTGATCCTTTCCATATAAGTTCTTTAACGGGGTGATTAAAAGATAATTTAACCGACCCACCAGTAGTACCTGATAAAGTTTCCTCTCCAGTGAATTGCACTTGTTCAATTAAATATTCGTGAGATAATTGAGCAAAACGACGACGTTCGTCAGTATCTAAGAAGATGTAATCAGCCCATAGGGTGGCATCTGTAATAGCAGCTCCAAACTCAATATTAATTTTAACTTCGTGATATTGTAAAGCAATTAAAGGAAGAGCTAAACCAATATTACGACAGAACCAAAATTCAAGAGGAACATATCGTTTTCCCGTTGCTGCTCCTTTAATCATAGTATTATAACCAGCTTCCTTTCCTTTTGGTAAAGTAAGTTCATTCCAGATTTTCATCCAATCACCATATTGACGATCAATTAATTGACCACCAATTTCTACTTCTACTTTTGCAATAGAATCTCTACCATCAGTAGCATCTTCATTTAAAACTACATATAATTTATGAACTAAATCACCATTACGAGAGATTTGGCAAGTTACACGTTTGTTAGCACCTGGGGTTCCGTTAAAGGTTTGTTGAATAGATTCAATAGAGAAGTTAGTATGACGACGATAAACTACTTTAAAGAAAGTGATCTGAGGGTTGCCGGTAAGATAGACATCTTGGGCACCATAAGCTACAAGTTGAAGAAGACCTCCACCCATTTTTAATATAAGCTAAGAAAATAATTTTAGATTTATATTATAAATAAAAATAATTTTAGATTTAAGTTTAGTTAGAATACGCAAGACCACCCATACCGCTGAGGATACGGAGGACGTTGTAGGAGTGAGCGTAGATTTTGACAGGTCCTCCTGCAGATGCAGAAAACGAAAGTTTAAGTTGAGCAGTATCAATACGAGACATATTAAGAGTTCCCGATGGTTGATGTTCTTCAGGTTTTAATGCAAATGAATATACATTGATATATGAATCTTCTTCAGGAATATTAGTGTGATGCTGATAGGGTTGAACGTGAGTAAAATACATATCACTACGTTCTGCAAAACGATCATTACCGTTAAGCATTAGTTTTGCATTACCAGTAGATTTATTAGTTGTCCCATCAGAATCTGTTCGTTGCCATATAAGTTCTTTAACCGGATGATTAAATGAAAGTTTGGCATTTAGAGAAATATCAGTAGCACTTAAACTTTCACCACCAGTGAATTGCACTTGTTCTATTAAATATTCGTGAGATAATTGAGCAAAACGACGACGTTCATCAGTATCTAAGAAGATGTAATCAGCCCATAAAGTGGCATCAGAGAAAGAAATATCAGCATCAAACTCAATGTTAATTTTAACTTCGTGATATTGTAAAGCAATTAGTGGTAATGCTAAACCAATATTACGGCAGAACCAGAATTCAAGAGGAACATATGCATCTGTAGAACTTGTTACATTAATCATTGCATCATAACCATTTTTCTTTCCTGCAGGTAAAGTAAGTTCATTCCAGATTGTCATCCAATCACCATACTGACGATCAATTAATTGACCACCAATTTCTACTTCTACTTTTTTAATGCATTTACGAGCATCACTAATAGATGATGTGTGTGTAAAAACTACATATAATTTATGAACTAAATCACCATTACGGGAGATTTGGCAAGTTACACGTTTTCCGTTACTAGCATTTCCGTTAAAGGTTTGTTGTATAGACTCAATAGAGAAGTTAGTATGACGACGATAAACTACTTTGAAGAAAGTGATCTGAGGGTTGCCGGTAAGATAGACATCTTGGGCACCATAAGCTACAAGTTGAAGAAGACCTCCACCCATTTTGTATTTATTATTAATACAGAAAAAAAATAATTTGTTAATATATTTAGTTAGAGTAAGCAAGACCACCCATTCCACTAAGAATACGAAGCACATTGTAATTCACAGCATACATATT